TTCTTTATTCATCGTCAACTCCTATTTCGTTCCATTCATGATATTTCATAAATATTGGGCGCGGTCTCTCAACCTTTTTCCGTTCTTCTGAAGATAAGAAGTCACAGTATCCATCCCAAGAGTCTATGTTGTAATACCATGGGACTTCAACCTTGCTTTCTATATCTATTATAACAGATTTAAAGATTTTGTCAAGAGAAAAATAACGTGCAGACCATCTTTCTTCTTTTGGTAGTTTCTCCCTGGGATATAAACCGCCCTCTAAAACTTTAGAATTGTATCTTCCTGTTCCCTCGCGGATCTTTCGGCGCGCAATGACAAAATCATCTTTATCGAAAGTAAAACCAAGATATTCACCATCCTGAACAGTCTTCCCTGCATGAGATAACATGAACGGACGCTCGCTAGAAATATCTTTCCGGTGCTCCCGTAGTATTTCTGGGTCATAGACACCATAAGGGAAGGCGACATAATTTCTAGTTGGAATCACCCATTTACTTAGACGCGCCGAGATTTCGAAAGCTGTAACTGCTCCATGTAAGATGCTCCAAGCTAAGCAGTCTCTCTTGCCAATGTCTTTGGCTCGGATTGGGACGTAGAATATCGGGATTTGTTTTCTCGTTTGGGATGGGTATGGGTCTAGACGACGGCCAATCCACACAGGATCTTGGACCCATTCGCCTAGGCGGTGTCGAATCAGGGGTTCGATGTCATCGTTGCAGACAATCCAGATAGTCTCACATCCAGCCCATGCGCACTCGGATACAGCGCGTTCAACTGCGAGATAGTCTGGCGCGATGGGCATCAGCGCGTCGTGCCAATCCATTTTGAAATCAAGAGGCTGTCCCGCTACGGGAATAACCCCAGCCAGATGAAAAGACCCCATTGTCAACCCCTAAACCTTATATTTAAGCCATGCAAAGAAACTTCTTTTTTCAAGATAGTCATCGTAAAGGTCATTTGAATATGCTTCCTGTTCAAATCTTATTTGATAATAAGCCTTTTCGGAGTCTCTATACTTAATTAACCCATGGATATAATCGAAAAGGTAGATTAACAAGAAGCCAATTATTAAAGTTTCGATATATTGTCTAAAGTGAATTGTTTCATGGGTGATGGTAGTCTCATTCCCTTCGTCTCTTATGAAAACAAAGGGGAACAAGGTTATAGCATATACACTCATGACCCAACTTAGTAACGCGGGGACTCTGCTATTTTTAATTATGATTGGGTTTTTTAACATTATCTGTTTTTGGACCTCTTCGATTCCAGAAATTCAATCAATGAGTTTACATCTGAGCCATATGGTGGAGTAAAATTAGGAATAATTGAATGGACAAGCTGAGCAAGAGATGAAAGAAGAAGTACAGAAGCAATTTCCCATGCGTGACGGAAATGCTCATAATAGGTTTCATTGATCTCTTGAAGGTGTCCCATCTTTTCATAAGTAGTCTTCCGAAATTTTAGAAAACAAAACATTATTTATTTTTGAAGTATAATTCTGCATATCATTTTTATAATTTTTAAGTATCTCTTCTGGGGTGTCATATCTAAATTCAAATCTATCGTCATCTTCATAAAATGTTTCAACCTTTGGTATTATCTGGCGCTCGGTTGGCTCTATTTTAACTGAATAATATCGGTATATGTTGGGGTTGTATGTGTCTCTGCCGTTCCTGGCACCCTTTATCCCCGCCTTCTTCATCATATCTAAGATCTTAAACCTGGCCATCGTATCTGAATAATCAAAAATATTTATTTCTTCGCGGCTTAGGTGGGAAACTGCCACTAAATCTTTTCGTGTTCGACCTGCTTTCTGTATTCCAAAACGGTCGGATGGATAGAAGTGTACAGCCTTAACAAAGTCCGATTGGGTTTCAAATATTTGGTGATCATGTTCCATACCACTGCGGACGTTGAACCAATCCAAAACTTTGCACTTTCCCTCATGCCTCTCTTTTACCAGAGGAAGTCCTGAAACTCTTGTGTCATCAAATACCACCAGATTTTTGAATTCAAACCTCCCAAGTCGTGAATTAGGGGTTGTGACTTTCAGGAGGTTATCCCGAATGCTTGCAAACGCTGCTCGGTTTGACATCGGAAGTTGTCCTCCGACCCCCAAAAGAAACATTAATCTTTCCCACGCTCTGCGGTAACTTTTTGAGTGAGTATGTAAAAAGCTGAAGTCATAGTCGTCAGAGCACCCATCAAATCTAAAAGGGGGAAGAGGCTCAATACAAATACAAGGGCAACCAGCGAAGAAAGAATATAAGAGAGCATTTAATCCGCCACCAATAACAATTGTTTCATGTACATAAGTATGTTTATCTATTCTCAAGTAGTTCCCTACCGATTCATCCAGTGTTGAATTTTTTCTAAAGACGAGACGATTTTATCTGGCTCGATAAAAAGAATTGTGTCGACACGATATTGTTTTCTAGTATAATCTCGATTAGTAAGCTTGTTTCTCCAAGCAACTGCGCCCTCTTGAGCCTCATCATTTACCCATCTAACGTTAAGATGAGTCCACGAATCTATCTCTTCTTGTCCCATGACAATCCCAAATCTCAAAATGCTTCCATACTTTTGTGCTACGGTGCGCCCTATGTGGTTCATACTATCTCCTCTAGTTTTTGTAAAAAGAATCTTCTAATTTTTTTGCTGGAATCTTCTTCCAGACAACAGCGATTATATTATTTGTTCCCGAATGCTTATATAAGAATCCGATATACCCTCTCGCTTCTGCTAAGACGGCAGCGCGTTCATAGGGATTTAAAAATCTTGGGTGATATCTATCAAGACCGGTCAGTTCTTGGAATTCCTCGTATTTTTCTTCTTTTGAGAGTTTTAAAGGATCCTCATGTATGGGATACAGTTTATCAAAGTCAATTTCTGATACATAGGCGGTTTTGCCAGGAATCCTCCCGATTCCAGGGTCTTCCTGACCCATTTCTGTAAAAAAGAAAACCCTAGGTCTGTCCCATGTTCGATATTCTGTCCTAGAAAAAATATTCTTACTCTTTGCAGAGATCTCCGGATCAAGTTCAGCGATATCAGAAGCATCTGACACATGGTATAGTTTGATCTTACCCTTGTCGTCTACTTTTAGACTATTTCGATAGGTATCGAACGTGTCCGAAGTTTCATTGAGGAAGTTTCTCCAAATTTTATTAACATTCACAGCTTACTTCTTTTTCTTAATAATTTGTTCTAGACGCTCCGATAAAAATTTATCTAATTTATTGGACAGCGGGGCAGTAAGAAGCCCTCTACCTTTCTCTAGTCTTTCTTTAACAAGTTCTTTGATTAAGATCACAAGCTTGTCTTTATTCATCTTTCCCATCTTTTATTCATCCTCCGGAAGTGTGCCACACACACCGTTTTCTAATATTAAATAGACTAGTCCCTCTCCAAAATCCACTTCTTCAATCATATGGCTTAAGACTACGGCTCTCTGACCACTGCCGAGTGGAGGCTTGACGCCAGGAGCGACTGCAACAATTTTTACTAGTTCGTGTGCCATAACCTTCGGCTTAAAACCGTCTGGTAACTGGATCAAACTTTCTTGTTCTGTCTTTTCTAATTTTGTCCTTTCGATCAGGATGTATTTATTGCAGGGCTGAAACATGAATTATTCTCCTAGGGGTTGGGGTTGATTCCTTAAAGCTTCTAAATATTCTGTTGGCAGTTCACAAGCTCCGCCAGAGCAGGCAGATTCTTGTTGAAAATCAATGTTATCCGTCTCTTCGCTCATGAGTGTCCAATCAACATCTTTATATTCTTGAGAGAGTTTCTCCCAGAGCTTCAGGTTATGGACGTCTTTAAGACAGTAAGTCATCTTTCTTACATTTCCTTCAAAATGACTATCGGCGAATTTAATAGCGGCTGATGCCCAGTCTCTCTTATTGATGTCGACGTGGTTTAGAGACTCGCCGATCCCGAGGAGGCAATCACAAGCAGACCATAGATCGCCATCGAACTTCACCAGAGCGGCCTCGATGATTCCAGAAGCAAAAAAAGAACCTGCGCCGTACTCGCGAAGGATATCGTTGGGATATGGCACCGCGCAGAATGGAGCTTGAGGGTAGTCTCTATCACCAGAATATGGCAACAAACTTACGCCGGCGAAGTCCTTACGATTCTTATAAATAAAATCAGCTACAGAGTCCCATTCATGCTCCTTCACATGAATCGTGTTCGAGACATTATGCCTCATTCCGCGTCGAACACATAAATCTATGTTTGTGCCATACCTAACCCAATTCTGCTGGGTTGTCTTAACACTCTCCAAGAGGGTAAAAGCATCGATTTGGTTCTTAGTCTTCGCTCCAGAGGGAACCTCGCACAAAAAAGTGATCACTTCAGTGACCCCGTTTGGATCCCAAACACTTTGTTCAACTGCTCGGGGGTTAATATTTTTGAAATAAGAAACCGGGTTCTCTTGGACGTTGGCTTGAACCCTGCGAAAGTATCTTTTTGCATGGTGCGGGTGAATTCCGCTAGCGGTTCCAAGGATGCAAGAGGTTGAACCAGCCGGCTTTATACAAGTTGTTCTTGCCGCAACATTCGTACCAATTATTCCGGCGATGAACCTGTTGACTTCCTTGACAATCTTTGCGCCTTGACGCTGGATGGCGGGATCAAATAGAATATCCGGGCTATCCATCATGCCAGTAACAGAGACTCCTAGCAACGCTTCTCTCCGAGTAATCGATTCAGTCACAGAGCCAACATAGGGAAAGTCTATATATGCCGCCTGGAGGGTTCCAATTATCGCTGCGATTCGACAAGCACTATAGAAAGCCTCTTCGGTATTAGCCTTTTTTCCATTGATCTCGGTTAGATTGCAGAACTGCCAGCCGGTTTTACCAGTCTCTTCATCGACAGGATAGAGGCTGATTTCTGCACAGGGGTTGAAGCCACACTCGGTATCTTCCGCCCAGATAAACCCTGGCTCTCCAAACTCTCGTACACACTCCATAAGATTATCAAAATCTTGCTTTGTTGTCCTGTCACGGACGAGGAGAGCGCTGTTGTTGGACCTGCCCCGTTGAGGATTCTCAAGCAGCCAGCGACCGGTCTTTGCTTTGGCCATATCTTCGTCATCAGGAGAGAATAAAGCAATCGTCGCTGAACGTCGGACACCTCCGGAGATAACAGCATCTGCCGCATGCATAATAATATCGTATACCTGGATAGGCTGTAATTTAACTCTGTCTAAATTTCCGAGCGCATTTTCGAGAACCTCTTGGATTAAGCCCAATGACCTTTCAAGACCCTTTGGACCAGGGGCTTTTGAGCCCGAACTTAAAGGAGAGCCGGCGGGACGAATCAAAGAATAATCAAAAACGACGTCGAAGCCGACATATTCATCAAAATCGGGAATTCCACCCAGATAACTGGACATCAAGACCCCGATTGAGTCTGCCCAGCCTTCGATTGTATCCGGAACGACAAAAATTTTCTCGCCATCAGAGGGACGATGGATTGGAGGGAGCGCGTCGACGTGATGTTTTTGAACACTAAAACCGATGCCGCAACCACAAAGGAGAAGGTACATCAACTCCTGAAAAACGCGAGGGCGATTAATATGCCCGAAACCACAGTTGTAAAGTCTTGCATTATGCTTGAAAATTGGGTCACCGCCAAATTGGAGAACACGTTGAGATCCCAAGACTTCTTTCTTCTTAACTGCAGCCTCTGCTTCATCGATATACTCTGAAATTTCAGGAAAGGCTTTGAATTTCTCCCTGTGCATATCGAAGACGCGCGTAACCTGCTCTGCCCAAGTTTCTCGTCTTTTCTCTTCCGGCAAATACTTTGCGTATTTGGCTATTCTCGTGTATTCCTGTAGGGTGCTAATTGACATTTATTTTTTTCCTTTCCATCTTTTATATTTCTCTTTCATCTTTTGCTCTTGTCTTTTTTTCGCTTCGAGCTTAACCTCTCCGATCGTTTCGCCGTGACTGGCGTGTACTTTAATAGTGATATTCGAAGTGTCCATGTGTATAGGGTAGACGATTCCATCGACGCCATTTCTATTCTTTGCAATAAAAATGCGACCTTCATTATTCAGTTTGTCTTCTGACGTTCTAGATATTGAAAATATAAAATCTGCAACAAAACATTTGTTAAAAGCTTCCGAAATTGACTCCATAGTAATGACTTCAGCATTTAACCCAGAACGATTGGTTTGTGAAGCCGTCCATACACAACATTTATTCTCTTGCGCCAAGGCGCGCAACTGTTCATAAATAGTCTCTAATTCATGCCTTTTCTCTTTTAATATGGAAATCGGACGTAAAAGGTCCGCGTAATCTACAAGAATAATATCCGGCTTAAAGTCACGATTTTTTAATTTTTCCAAATGACTTCGGATGGTGTTGACGCTAGCGGATTTGGTTGGATATTCTTTTACAACGAGGCTTCCTTTTAGGCTCTGAACCTTCTCATAAATTTCCTCTTTGAACGTTTTTAAATTGCCCAAGGGAACATTTGTTATACAACTATCGAAACGAGATCCAACCACTACATCTGCTAGCTCCAGAGTATAATATAGAACGTTCTTCCCATCTTTCAGAGCCTGCGAGCCAATGTGGACGAGAGCCATTGACTTCCCCGCTCCAGTTGGAGCGATGACCACGCCCAGTTCACCTGCGCCGAGACCATCCTGGGTTATCCTGTCTATCTCATCCCAGCCTGTTGAGACCGGAGAGCGAGCCCTATACATAAACCGCTGCTCAAAGTCTTTCAAATAATCATGACCACAATCAGAATCGCTACCAAGTTTCAGTGCGTCATTTATGACCTGGGCGATCTCATCGAAAGACGAATTCTTAAGGAGCTTGACAGACCGTAGCATGGCCTCTTTGAGTTTCTGCTTCCTACAGAAATCAAGTGCTGTATGTCTAACATACTCGCTCTCGACTACTTCAGATTTTGAGATTCTAGCAAAGAAGTTTCTAATCTGCTGTTGAGTGATATCGTTTAAATCACCAACCTCGGTCCTCAAGACAGAAGTCATAATCTTTTCAGTTGGATGAACTGAGAACTTTTCTCGGTATTTCCCTATCAGTCTAACAAATTCCTGAAGGTACTTCAATTCTAGGAAGTTAACATCGAGAACCTCGAACATCTGATCAGCAAAAGGTCGGTCGATCAAAACTAATTGACACAGCATTTCCTGAAAATCTTTGCCGTATTGACTAAAACTTTCCTTTGACATCAAACCTCCCGATTCTTATTAATAATTTAACATATTTTAGATCGGATGTCAAGCATTATTGACAATTCTTTTATATGTTGCAAAGATATCGAAGGTATTCCATTCACCGAACCCATCGATCTTCATTCTTTTTATTACTTCTGTTTTATTGAACTGTGGCTTAAAATTATGAACAATGTTATTCATTTTTGTCCTTCCAGTGACCGATATCATTGGTTGGTAAAGTTGCATAATCTTGTAATTGCTCTCAATGGCTTCCTGATTCTCTGCGATCGCCGCGAACGCCTTTAAGCCAGTGTTATCATTTTCACAGAACTCGATCAATTTACCTATCGTAACAGATTTTTCTTCTGCAAAGAACGGCAGTCTTTTTGATACTGTGCCTAGTCCTACTCCGCGTACACCATTAAGGTTGTCTGATTTATCGCCTGCCATGGCTCTTGCCAAAGCGAAGTTCGTTGGGTGAATTGAGAATTCTTCAAGAATACGCAACTTATTAACAAATTTCTTTTGAATCGGACGATACAATACGGTTTCGTCATCACATAGCTGAAAGAAGTCTTTGTCACTTGAGACAATTACCTTTTGCCAACCGCGATAATGTGGCATCTGCACCACATGAGAAATAATGTCGTCTGCCTCGACTCCATCATGGACCAATTGCATAACAGGCATCTCATTTAACATCTCCATAAGTCGATGTTGCTGCCATACCTTGTTATGAAGCTCCTCATTTTCAGTGAGATTTTTAACCGTTCGGTTCAGCCGAATTGGCTTCCGCCCCTCTTTATAACCCTTGTTTATAATTTTACGGCGTTGTGAACCGCCTGCTCCGTCCCATGCGATGATGATCTCATCAGGTTTCATTTCCCTGCATAATTTCTGGAGTATCTTTACAAACCCCTTATAGCCACCGATGGGTTGACCGTTGGTCGATAAGCTCGGGTCAACGATGTAGGCACGAAAATACGCATTTAGCGCATCAATAACCAGTAATCTCTTCATGTACTTTCCCTAATCACGACTCGCACGCATGAGCTTCCACTATGAAGTCAACGTAAGTAGCCATTATTTCATCTCTAATATCGGGGTCAGTAGCCATGGTCCATGCGTAAGCCACTGTACCTTTTACTGCGTCTACTTCCCCCTTCTTTTCCTGGATATCTTCGGACACCGAGGCGATGTCTTCCTTGACTATAGGAGGGAGCGGGATCTCTAATTCCGAGGCAAGGTCTCTTAAAAGAGATGTCTTCCCCTCTTCAAAGGCGACGGCGGCGGCTCGGAAAAGCCTCTCCTTCCTTTTGCGGTCCTTCGGGCTTAGGGCGGCGAGTTTATCTGGGTGGGTCTCTATGGCGATCTTCTTGTAGAGCTTTTTAATCTGTTCAGACACTTTCCTTCTCTTCCTTCGCTGTTCTCGATTGAGCTTCTCTTCGGGTTCGTCGGTTGGTTCTGGAAAGATTATGTCTCTACTTGCAAGTTCATTTCGGTAATTGTTGCTGAAGCTCTCTTTCTCGGAGTCAACGAACGCTAAATAATATTCCAATTCTGACTCCAACAACTTCAATTCTGAAACTGCCTTATTGTATTCAAGAACTACTAGTTTATCTTCTGCGGACATACTATAATATAGTATGCCCACAGATTTAAATACCAGTACAAATCAACTTAGCGGTGACTGCGATGGTTTGTCGAGTGGGAGCGTGTGGACGAATAACGATGACTTGAGTAGCGTCCGTGGTGGGTATTATGACTTCGATGGTTGCTGCCAATTCGGATCGACAGTGGTCGGATGACCACCATCTGACGGCGTACCGGTACCGGCTGGCGACACAGTTGGGTAACCTCCCAGTGCCCTGCATGGTAGTGTCCATGACCATCTTGATATGCATCCACCCAGACCTGAGTTGGTCCGCATGAACTACATGCCTCTGCTTCGTCGAATGGCAAGAGTGTTGCCATGGCTATTAGTGCGATTTTAAACAATTGTTTCATCTCTTTCTCCTATTTTTTGGTGTCTTCTATCTCATAAAAATCCTCAGCCTTTCCTTGCCGAGTATCAAATTTATAAATTATTTCTTCATCGATGATTTGATAGACCCTTTGTCTGAATTTATCATCTTGCATCTTCTCTATCCATTTCGAAGCCTGAAATTTCTCTGTGGCACCGTCTTCAAAGACCATCGTAAACCAGGCGCCTGCCTGGAGAATCTTATCGGATCCCTTGACCGCCTCAAACAAAGACTCATCATCTTGGATGCTGACTCGATCACCTCCCCACAATATACTGAAGTTACATCGACGACCCTGCGTACCGAATCGAGACTTCTCAAGCTTTACTTTAACTTCGGAGCCAATACGGAAGCCATTTTCATCTAGAACAAAACTTGCCTTTGCCTTGCGTCCAGTGAGCCAGATACGCAATGAATATGCGTAAGTCATGGCTTTCCCGCCTGGTGTGACATACGGAGTTGTCATGGCTTCGCTTGGAGAGCGCGTGATATTTGTTTTTAGCTGGTTTAGAACCAAGAAGGTGCATTTGTTATTAGCTATAGCCAGTGTCAGCTTGGACATTCCCTTTGAAAGAATGCGAGCCTTGACAGCCATGGATGACTGTGGATTAAAATCTCCCTCAATATCTGAGATGGCGGGTGTTAAAGCCAGAGAATCCCAGATAAAGAGAACCTGACTGCCATTGCCCAGGAGGTCTTCAATCGTTTCCAGAACGAATTCGACAGACTGTGCCTGGACATAGAGAAGCCTGTCAAGATCACACCCCGAGTTTTTCAGGAAGGATGGATCAATTGCCGACTCTGAATCAAAGTAGACTACATCCATGTCCATTTTCTGGGCATTTGCTGCAATTTGTGCAGCCATATATGATTTACCCGTCGCTTCAAGCCCAGCGATTTCGACAACCTTGCCAACGGGAATTCCAGACAGTTTACCTCGACAGATAATTGAATCAAGCCAGCGCGAGCCGGTAGGAATCCATTGAGTGACCTCTGTTGGGTTTGCTTCCTTGAGATTGTGGGCAAGATTCATGCCCGCTTTCTTGTTGATGAGTTTTCGCATGTCGCCCATTGAGAGCTTGCCTGGTGATGCCTTTTTGGCCATTTAAATTCCTATTCTTTATACCTTATTATACCATCAAATTTATGTTGTGTCAAGTGTTTTTTCGGGAGCAGGATATATTTTTTTAATAGCAGTTGCAAAGTCAGTTACTTTTGTGTCTACAAATTTTCCTCGCAAAGCCATCGTGTATGAATATCTGTTTTTAGAATGATATTTAATTCGAAATACCACATAACAATTTTGCAAGGCGCCTTCCAGAGTGGGCAGGTCACCCCCTCCCAGCGAATAAATATCGTCTCCCAAAATAATAAAATCATCCCCCTTGGATCGATAATATTGCTGAATAAAAGAAGGTGAGATATTTACTCTTACAATATCTCCACTCAAGCTTTTTATCCTTGGTCGACTAAGGTAAGATTCCCAAAATTCTGCTGCATTTTCGGTTGTTAGGCTAGGTCCGGACGGGAAGTCTCCCTGGATTTTACTATCTAATATACTTTTTATTTCTGAAAATACAGTTACTAAGATATCATTTTTTAAACCAGTTGCTTGAGCCCACCCGGACGACTCACTGTATGTGGCTCTAAATTGACCAAAATCTATTCTTGACCCTTTGCTCGTCTTTATCTCGTAAGAGTGGATTTTATCTCCAGTAGTCTTATCCTTCACCACAACGTCGCTAGCAGCGCCGGCGCCTCCTTCGGCGGTCGCAGTATACTCAATCGAGCTAGCTTCAAAAAACGAGTTCATAACCTGAGCAATGTGTTCCTCGTGGGCTGAGCCGCGACTAACCATGCTAATGTTACCCGCTTCGTCCAGATATCTTCGCCAACCTTCCATTAATGGTTTCATATTCATCACCCTATAATTAGTAGTTCAGATGAGGAACCCATCTTTTTTGTGCTAACATTTTTCATTCCGTATGACCACGCGGCTTCTCTTATCTCGTAACCCTTGTACAAATCCCTGATTGCTGGGCAATTATTGTAAGACAAGACCCAATTTGAACGCTGCGATAAAACCTTGTGAAGAGCCTGATGGTTGAAGGGACCGTGAAGGTCGCCGTCGCTTCCATATAGAACTTCGCGGTTTGTCCAATATCCTGGGATGACCTTCCCGGTTCTCTCATCTACATGCTCTTCAATCCAAGCTTTTGAGCCAAGCATATATGGTGGATCGCAGTATAGAAATGCATCAGGGTGCTTTTCGATGGCCTCTTTAAAATCTAGACACTCAACTTCGAAGTTTTTAACTTTGAATTTCCTTAATCTATCCAGGGTCGTGGGTGTCATCCTTGCCCAGCTTGCTTTCCATGACCACCCTCCAGAAGTTGTCGCACCAGAGAAGCTTGAACGATTCACAATATAGTACTGAGCGGCGCGCTTAAATAAATTTTTCCCTGTGGGTTTGTTTTTCGTTTGCAATAAATTTACAATTTCTCGGGCATCTTCGAATTCTTCTCTGGAAATTCCTTTTATCTCCCCTCGTCGTATCTTGTTATATAGATCACCAGCCTCGAATTTTGCAGGATCATCTGTATACTCGATCAGCTTTTGTCGGCGCTTTTCGATTTCTTCGAGTAGCTGCTCTGGATCTTCCAAGAGGGCTTGCCAAAACCAAACCAACGGCTTGAACAAATCATAACCATAGACTTTGGCTCCATATTCTTCAGCGACAGCAAGCTCCAGCGACCCACCCCCGAGGAAAGGGGAACAGAATTCCTTACAATCCTTGGGGATGAGTGGCAGAATGTGCTTAACAGCACGCGACTTGCCGCCCGGATATCGTAGTGGCGTTTTCATTATTTTGAATTTATGATTTTAAGGTTATTTTCACTAGCTCTAATATCGATTTCAGACAGCAATTCCCCTTCATCAACCCCGTTTATTTGACCAAGGGCAAATTCTTCATCAAAAACTCTCTTACCAACATATTTATTCATTTTACTAAGTTTGTCAAAAGTTTTCAGTTGAGATTTCCTTACTGCTTCGGGTGTATTGGCGTCTGTTCTAAAAATAAGTGCGGATCTCCTTTTATCATTACCATCTGCTTTTCTAAAAATTTCTGTGGCGAATTCTTTGTATAAATGTCCGTATTGCGGCGAAACTTGATAAATTTTCCAATCTTTATGTGTGTATTCGTTCTTATCTTCCACCCACTTGTCTGGATTTACCGCAACACTTCCCTTACCAGCTTCCAGAGCTTTGCGAATAGTGACGGCGCGGGATCTGGGTTCAGTAAAGGTTTTAACTCCGTTACCGACAGCCTTAATTGAATTATAAACCTCTGTTACATAAGACCTGATGGTCCTGTGGGTTTTATTTCCGCCAGACAGTGTATGTACATGTTTAGCCAGAAGATTCTTAAAGTTGTCAGAATGATCTTCTGGGCGCCGAGCCTCTTGTTTAACAAAATTTCTAATTAACTTTTTTAAGTCAGTAGCAGATGATGCGTCTGCAGGAAGATGATCGTTTAAGAGTGTCTGAAAGCTCATCTTATGTCGCATGATGAACATAATGAGTTCGGAGTCTTCAACCACAAACATGGGTACTGTGATGGTCGCGTTATTGGCAGTGTGCCCTTGCTCTTCACAATTGCGAGCCAGAACGATGCGAGTATTGCCGTCTAACACAATTCCTGACCACTTAGAATTGGGATCTTGGTCGAGGACTGCAAATCCTGGATGTATAATCCCTTTCGATCGAATTGACTCATATTTCGTCTTATATTTATTTGGCGAGATAACGTCGTCTCGCACCTGATCGCATTTAAATTTAGCGTTTTTCTCGACTTCAGGTTTGGCTTTATCAAGCCCAGGGTGGTAAAAATCAGAAGTAGCCATAAATTTTTCAGATATTTTTCCATAAAAAGGGCTGGTCTTATCATTGAACGCTTTTCCAGTACGACAAGACTCAATTAGTTTAAATAATTCACGTTCGGCGGCAGTAGATGGAATTGGCATAATTCTCTCCTATTAAAAAAATGGCACACTTTAACCGGTGTGCCAGCGGGTGGAGGTTAGCTGTTAGAAAGCTCGTTAAAAGCACTCAGAACATCTGATACCGGGGCAGCAGGGCGGGATTGGTAGGGCACCGCCTCTGTCTCTGTTTCTTCCGAACCCGAGATGGATTCCATAACATTGTCCAGGATTTCCTGGAGTTCGTCATGAGACTTCATATCAAAAAGATTATCGAAGCCTGGAATATTTTCCATAAGACGGTTGCACTCGTCGTCACCTCCCAACGCATCGTCACATAGCGGCGAAGATCGTCGACGGGGAGTAAGCACAGTCTTTGGAAAGTTTGCGCCTGGGGGTTTTCCGTAGGAAAGAGTCAAGTCCGTACCTTCGTCGGTGTCAGTAATGTCACCGTATTCAGGATTAAGAACGAGATTCAAAAGCGAAGTGTACGCTTCCTTACCAAAACCCCAGATTCGGATACCATCAGACTCCTCGCCGCGTACAAGTACGGGTGAAAAGAAACGCTGGCGAGGAGACATATCCTTCGCTAGCTTCATAGTATCGCCATCTTGGGAATTATTATACTCCTTCCAAAGAGTATCTTTAAAATCACAGATGGGACAAGGCTCATCATGATTGCGCTTTGGACATAGAACGCCACCTTTTTGGGCGCCCAGATTATAATGGAACCAATAATCTTTAAAAGGATCTCCATCTTTTGTGGGTACGATACGGATGACCTGTGTACCGTCTTTTGGGCGCCAGAACTGACCACCGCCCTTTCCATTACTGTTAACGCTGTCTAAGCGCGCTCGGATTTTATCTAGATTAATTGCCATTTATTTTTTTTACCTCTTTTTATTGTTTAGTCAAAGTAACAAATCTCTCACTTTGATATATATAATATAACATGTATTTTGGATCTTGTCAAGTATTATTTTGATTTTTTTTCAAAGTTCTCAAGACTTTCAATATTGAAAGTTTCAAGTTCTCCAACAATCGTATTCTTGTTAAAAACACGAAATCCTTGCATGTCCAAATCCCAAACAAGGTTGCTTCCTTCGGTAAGATTCCGCTTCTTACCAGTGCCTTTTGTTTGAGAGGTGAAAAATCCATCAGGAAGGTCTTGAAGGGCGACGAATTTCATCGTCCTCAAGCTTCCGTCTTTCTTTTTAAATGTTCCTGTATTTGCTTTCAATTTCATTTTACTTCCTGTATTTGGATGTTTGGGGTTCTTTCAATTATATAACCGAGGTCATAATCATATTTGGTCGAATAGACAGCGTACGACGTCGTTAAGTCATCGGTGCTTTTCTCTTTAACCTGTTTAGTTATTTTTTTAAGCAAAGTTCCATCAGTCTTTAACCTTTCTTCATTGATACCATAAATATAACATTTATCTCGGGGTTTGTCAAGAGAAAAAAACATTTTCTCTTCATTTTTCTTGACGTCATATAATCCAATGGTCGTGATCTTATGGGTGCTCTTTGGAGTATTGATCTTTCCGATAACAGGATCTGTATTCTCAAAAACTTTTATCATGTGGAAGGCTGGCACGAGGACTTCGTTGAGCTTATCATGATATCCAATAATTGGTGCACCGCCGACTATAGTGTCCAAAGCTTCGTTGGAAATAAGATATATTTGCTTAAAGACATCTGACCTTGCATACTCTTGAAGGACACCACAGACAACTCGTTCTTGTAAGAGGGCGCTGCCTCCAATTAATTCCATATCGGGCTTAATATACATTATAGACAGGGGAAGCTTTTTAATATTTTCAAGGATCTTCAAGGATATACAAGAGACTTTTCCAGAGCCTCCGACAATTAACATTGTTTCTCCTTTCATGCCCTTGAGGAAGGGTTTTATTTTTGGCAGATCAAGAGATTCATATTCTTCGGCAGTGATACACTTTGGGACGCTATAGCAATTATCGCCCTTAAGACCGACGTCTACTTTGTAAATATTATATTGAGGGTATTTTGAAAAGCAGTCAGCAATCCTGCACCCTGCTGCTCCGAGACCTATAATATTCACCGACCACCTCCCAGTTTTTCAAGATGTCCGAAATCACGTCCAATATTAACATTCACCATAAATTTGCCGAGATCAGTGCTGGAAAAAAGATCCACTATCTCATTGAGACAGTCCTTATCCTCAATCGAAAAATCTATGACAATAGAATCGTGAATAGGGAAGGCAATAAAAGATTTTTTATTTTCTAGATAATTAGATACTTTTATCATTTGTCTCAAAACATTTTCAGCGCATGTGCTCTGGATGATATAATTTAGTGCTGTCCTTTTCTCGGAGGGGATCACCTTGTCCCAAAAGGTTGTCACTTGCCCCTCAGTGAAGTACTTTTGTACCACAGAATCTCTATCGTAAGCACGGCTGGCGAGGTAGTCGTCGCTTTCAGGATTATATAGCCAAGCAAAAATTCTCGTCTTGGCCTCGGCTCTTGTTCCCAAACCTCGGAAAACATTTTCGATATTCCATTGATGCATATCTTCCAGGGGTTGAGGTTTCCCTTGCAGCGCGAGGAGCGTTCTCAACTCCGCTGCGTTGAAGTCTAATTCAAGGAAGTATTCATTGTGCGGTTCGATGACAGATCGCAACTCCTTTTCCATTGTCAGAATTGGAAAGCTCTTTCGTTGCGTTGTTAACCGTCCAGTCTTGGTCCCGTTGATGTTAAATTTACAATAATGTTCAACGTTGTTCAGAGTTTTTGCAAACTTACGATGCTTCGTCTTCTGAAACATTAAGTTCTTTGGTTTTATGTTTAGCCTTTGATATTTTATACCTTCGATCACTTTTGTTAAATCAAGCAGATAATCATAATTTTTTGGTTTCTCAAAGTTCTCAAAAACGTGTTGACAAATCATGTCTTTGACGCTACACATCTCTAAAAGGAACTTTTCAGGTACCAAATCAAAAAAACAGTTCTCATTAAGTGATACACGCGCCGTATGGAATGACTTGATGAAAGCCTTGAACTTTTCCTCAACATCGCTCCAGCGGTCTATTAGGTGCTCTGGTGATGCCTCCATCAATCCAAGACCACCACAATAAATCTTGGCATATTCTATCTCTCGATCTCCGAGGAAGGAGGAATAAGCCCAAGTATGGCTTAGCTGGTCTGGTAAATCTTCATCGAAAGCTAACATACCGTCGTGGTAAATGCCAACACATTCTTTTTTATCGTCTAAAGTCTGGAATAACAATCTCAGCCCTTTTTTAAGGTTTCTATTAAATAATCTTGATAGTCTTCAAACGGATATTGGCTCTCGTCGAGGTTCTTATAAAATTTCCTATTTCTAAAATCATTATAGGATCCTTCGAGTGACGGAATATCTTTGAATACTGTATTAATATACCCTATAATCCTGCTCATGTCAAGTGTTTTTGATAATTTTATGGAATCAGATACAATATCGTCAATGGCGGGCTGTTCTAATTTCAAGTTTTTTTCTTTGTTTTTAATTTTTACATATAAAGATAACCACTGGCTTGGAGGATATGCTTGAAAAGCTTCCAGTTGATTTGGTTTGGTGCGCCTGATCGTTCTTGTCATTTTTCTGCCATTTTCAATCGAGGTTCGAAATATCTTTGGTCGAGAAAATACAATGGCGCCGTATGCTCTGAATGCAGCATATCGTAAAAGAGCCAGATCCCCCGCGTACGCTTTTCCGTAATAGCGATTAAAAATAGGAGCCAACCCCTCGCTGGAACCACGGGCGACAGAATAGGATTGTATGGCGGCAGAAGAAATGTTCGCAATAATCCGCCATGGTGCATTCTCGTCAATATAAAATCCGTATTTTTCAAGAAGTTTAAGATAATATGGAAATTCTGGGTGGTTTATATAAAATTTTACTTTTCCCTGATCTACCGAATAATCCCCGTCGCCGAGACTTAAAGCTAATCCTGTATATCGGATATCCATCACTTTTGTCATTATCACAGAAGATTTTGTCAGGGCGCGATTCGCCGTATATTGAAGTGCGAGGTCTTCAAACTGAACCATGAAATCTTTAAAATTTTCAATTTTATCTATCTTGCGGGTCTTTATCAACTCTCGGAGGATATATCTAACAAAAATCACGTTTCTTTGATTCATCATCGAGGGAAAGTTTTCTGTCGATTCCACAACCTTTATCTTTTTTAACAAGGGGAAGGATTTTATTGTACCATTTAAAATGCATTTTTTTACGTCTTTTTCAAAAGCCTCAAAAGCGTCTTTTACGAAAGGAAGAGTAAAATGTCCCTGGTGGTTTCTCAGTGGAACCAATTGGGATCGATCAAGTTGAAGGGGTGTGAACTGAAGATTCACTTTACCATAATATGCGTTTTCTTGAAACCAGAAGTCCTTGACAACACCCTCTTCAACTGCCTCTGGGTGATCATGGAACGCATATGTGGCATATGCTATACGAGAATAAAAAAGGTTTTCAGATCCTAAAGAATTATCCCCGATGAAAAGATTACTATTAATTTTTGGTTTCTTGGCCATTATGCGGGGTCTCCTCCTACTGGTTTATCAATATTATTTTTAATGTCCTCGGTGGTCGACTCGATGAAAGAGGTATCACATTTAGCTGTTTCAGTCTCTCGTCCATTGTCGGCGCGTTTGGCGTCTTTTCCGCCACTAGTTTCGAACAGAGCCTCAACCGTGGTTTCAAATTTACCATTCTCGATATAACTACTGACTTGAGTTACTAAATGGTACCCGCCGAGCCCCATAGCTCGGGAGGGAGACGTTGGGTTTGTTGGCAATCCGAGTTTGGATCCAAAACCAATTGGATTTAAATAAACCAATTGTCCCGGATAAAATATTACATTCCCTATCATCTTAGCAGTTATATTATATACGTCAGCTAAATGTTTAAGTGGATTAAGTTCGGATTCTTCAATTACTCTCTGTTCGCGTAAACCTTTGACGGTGGATCTTTTAAACTGGGCATCCTTCAAAATTCCTGTTCTTGCTCCCATAACTATGTGCTGGATACCTCTCTTATTATCCTCGAATCTATCTCCGTTTAAATATGTCGGAGATTCGTTAACAAGATAAAATACTTTATAATGGAACATTTCATTTGGTGTCAAATTCGGAGGGTTAACCGGAGCCATGGGCGAGACATTATTAATTGAGTCACCACTTAAGCGAGAAGCAATTAATTTGCCCGGATTGAATGTGCTCGATCCGCCGGGGGGTTTAAAATGATTCGAATCTATTTTATCGTTAATGGGGCTAATACCCTCTCTTAACGCGGGGACAGATATGGATGCGTCTTTCATCAAAAGCCTTTGAGGTCTTCGCCCACCAAGAACCTCCCCACCGACTGCATCGATAACAAAATCCTTTAAACATTCGCGAATGAATTTAATAAGAGGAAAAGTGTTTGCTTTAGCTTTGTTAACGTTTCTAAACCACCAGTCTCTAAAATACGGCAATGCAATAGGGATGTCTCCTAAATTTATAGTTTTTTCTTCATTGACTCCAAATTTAGCTACATGCATCGTCCCCAAGATGATCCCTAAATTTTGGACTCGGTTTGGGTGAAAGTCTCCGCCGCACTCGTCTTCGGACGCTGAATATTTTCCTTCACCAAAAGCTTTCACTGCGGCTATGTCCACCAAATCCCCAAAGAAGAAATATGGAATTATTAATTTTCCGTCGTCTTCGGCGGCGGTTAACCCAAACTTCGAACCGACGACCCCACTTGGATTTTCAAAGTCTTCAAAGTCATCAATTGTATCTCCGTCGGAATTCTGACCTTTTGCATCGTTAAGTGCTCGGAGGAAACAATCGTAGTTTGTAGCATCATCGGTTGCGTCGAGTTCTGTTCCCAGAGTGTTTTCAAGAACCCAGTCAGTAAACCCAGACGTCTGAGAGGCAGCTAGGAGTGCACCCCCGGCTGTTGTAATCGTTGGCGGTCCGCCGAGAATGGTACCAAAACTATATTCTTCCGCAGCCTGGGCTCCCAAGGCTGCAGCAAAAATATCGAGATACTGCTCATCACAATTGTATTTTGCTGTGTCGGCTTCATTCGCCGATTGAGTGGCTGCGCCTATTAGTTCTTCCTTTGCGGCGCCAGATAAAAGCTTCAAAGAAGAAACCCCTGATAGATCTGACGGTTTTATATTATGTACCTCTCCGCCGGCGGCTGCCCACTGCTCTTTGCTGAGTTCTATACAATAAACTTTATCTTTCTGTAAAAGACCTTCAACAATAATATCCATACCGCTTTTATTTCTAGCCGTTTGCTTTACTAATTTCATCTCATGTTTAATTTTTTCAATACTCTCTGCAAAACAACCTTCCTGGGCAGCATCCAATTGTTTTTGGAGCACACACAATTCATGACGAGTATCCTCGGTTAATATAATATCAGCGCGCTGGTCCATCATAATACCGTCGATCCGACCCCTGTAACTGATCGATAATTCAAAGGTGCCGTCCTGTTGGATGCTAAATTCATGTTCGACGAGAGTCAAAAATAATGGCACCAATTGTCCTTGTATTCCGGTGGCTAATCTATTTTTGCCTAGGCTTTCGGCATACTGGAGATTTGGAGCCCAGCCGACTACCGCTTTTATCTCGAAGTGCCTGGGATCGGCTATATCTGTTTGCGGTTTACTCGAAGTAGGAACACAAGGATCTTCAATCGAATTGTCTGAATTCTTGTCGCTTCCCGGTTTTGTTCGAACCAGAAGGTCGACGTATTTAAATCCATTTGGTTGGAGTTTTAAGAGATCATTAAAATTCTGGAAATATAAGACCAGTTTGGCTGTTATATCGTTCTTCGTGGTGGCAATATTAGTGCCGTTATATTGCCAATCGAAAGATTTAATTCCAACACCAGATCGTCCCAGCCCTTCGAGTCCAGAGGTTTCTATATCTTCCGTCTTTGTATAAGAGTTAAAAACAATGGGTACTGGCTGTGGGAGTTGTTCTCCTTTCGAATTATACAAAATCTTGTATAATCGTATCATCGGAACAAGAGATGACGCCTCTGGGACCGTTATATTTGTAAATTCTTCGGAACCAGGGACATACGTCAATTTGTTAACTATTTCACTGGGGTGGGCATGCAGCAGAGTTGTTTTCTTATATTTGTTGATGGTATAGGATCTTTTGCTTTCACTCAAGCTAGCTAAAGTTGTCATGTTAGCTGCAAGCAGCGTCTGAAGGTGGAATTTTATAGCAGTGATTTGCTCTTCTTGCGATCTAGAATCAAGTTCTTTTTCGGCTTTTCCCGCTAAAATTGAATCTCGGCGTTCAGCCATGAGTTGTTTGTTGGTTTCTGCTTTATCTTCGCGGGGTGGCAAACCGGCGCGGGCTTTTCTGGCAGTATTGACAGCATCGCCCAGGAGACCAAGATCATACCAATCGTATTCTCCTTCACTTATCGAAACGATATCGTCGAATACCGGCGTCCCCATCAGATTAAAAGCCAGGATATCATATGCAGCCCGACGAGCGGATAGGTCTGGTCGGCTGGGACTATAAGACAATATCTTTTCTTTAATTATGGGGGTTCTACTTGCATCGTCTCCGCTTCCTTTGGCGATATCGAATGCAGCCAAGTTAATCCCACCCTTGTTTTTCAAGAATTTAAGACTTACGGTACCGGCGAGGAATTCCTCCAAATTTGCAATGAGTTGGCTGTTCCCAGTAGCCTTTAAACTTCCACGCATAGCTTTTGCTGTATTAATGAGCCAACCGTTGGAAAACCCTGGTGTTCCTGCAGCTACGGAAGAATCCTTGGGAGTTTCGGAAATTTCATACCACGTCCCATTAGTAATGAGCCCTACGATGGCCAACTGACCTACAGCGCCATCTTCTTTGCCAAGGTCATTCTCAATAGGAGTTTTGCCCTTCATTATTTCATAATGTCCGAGACCTGCCATAATATTCCCTTAGCGCGCCTTGCTGCTGTAAAATAATCCCATCATCTCTGACAAGGGGAGTGGTATTAAAACGGTATCGCCGAGTCGGATATGACTATCTGTTGGCTTCTGATTATACCAGGCGATCAACCACCACATTTCGGAATCACCATAGTGTTCTGCAGCTAGTTTATATAATCTATCGCCTGTTGTCCAAATGTGCCTGATGGTTTGGACATTCCGTATATTTTGGGATGTCAATTTATTAAAAATCGCCGTCGTATATTGTTTTGCCTTTTTTAACCCTCGGCTCTCAAGTAATTCTTTATAAATTTCTGCGCCATTTGTTCGAATGACTCTATTGCTATTTCTGCTAGACATAAGTTATGCTCCTAAAAGTCAAAAGTCGTCGGGTCACTTAATAAGGACTCGTCGTAATAATCGGTAATATATTCGGGAAGGGGGGAGGGATTGGTGCTGTCGGCTTGAGGTTGAGATACTGCTTCATCCTCACCTTGCTGAAGCGAAATCGATTGTTCCGCCTGAGCCGCTTCTTGTGCCCTTATCTCTGCAGAATTATCTGGGACCGGGTTGTTGGCACCCGCCTCTTCCTGGGTTATTCCTTCTCCGATGTCCTGTTCATTCAATATCTCGGCTGGAGTTTTTATACCCAGTGTATCATTGGCTGATTGCTTCCATGCCATATATGGAAAAGAATTTTTCTCGTAATCAAAGTCAATAAACCCCTCCGGACCTATCTGTTCTTTAATTATTTCCCATGTTCCCTCTTGGGTCCAGCCCAGTGGTTGTTCGTGGATAACATGAAACTCACATGAAAATTTCAAGGACTTGGGGTATAAGATATTTGTCATTCCACCGTTGAGCGTACGATCGCCGTCCCACCAGCCTACTTCCATATCAGGCTCAAATGTGAATCCGTTAACTTTTCCAAGTAAGCCTGTATTCACATTGAGTTTGATCAAATTAACGAATTTCATCCTCAGCAAAGGGGGCTTCGTTATAGTTGTTGCATCGCCAGAGTCCGTATACGTTGGATATAAATATCGCATTAAGCTTGATGCTCTTGCCATATTTTGTTTGGCTTCTTCTAAGCTAGCAGATGGCGCATCCCATGCCAAGGAAATAATTCTAGTCGTATTCTGAAAAGTGTAAATTGGATCGATTCTTCCATAAACCAGTTCTTCATTCCACTTTGAATCAAAGGAATCAGTATAGCTTGTTAGAAATGCCTTGAATTTGACTCTTCCGACACTGGGTTCGTTTGTCCCGGTCTTTTGTTTGGCAGCGTGAAAATATTCAAATTCAATAAAAAAGTTTTTCTGATTTGCGTAGGTATCACTTGGATCTGAGAATGCCATAGATTTTGGTTTCCTTATTCGTGGTATTAGTAAGTATGAGACTCATCAAAAAATGATCTAGCTCTTATAATTTAAGAAATCAGACACAGAGTTGTATGACCAACTCATCATTTCTCGACCATTCATCACCATGTTTACCTTCAATGGCTGTCCGAGCGCTCCCGCTCCTGTTCCTCCGCCCTTGGCGGAGACAGCGCTTTGAGTGTTGGCAGATGATGCTCCATTAACTGCTTCGATGATTTGTCTAACGGCGACTAGTCTTTCCGTATCATCGACGGCGCTGGCTGCATCCGAGATTCCCTTAACTGCTTCCTCTATTTTTGCCAATTTTTCAAGGTCTTTGTCCAATACTGAACTTAGACTTTGGAAAAACATAGTTAATGTAGCGATATTTGTGATATCGATTAAAGACATCGCAAAGGCAAAACCGGCTAAGCCAGCAGTGAGAAGTGCGAGTACTGGGAGAAGTGGGGTTAGAAGGTACATCGATAAAATTAAACCGCCCAAGGCTAGGACAAAGGAAGTCAAACTCTCCACCTCAAGTGTGGCGAAGAGAAGAGAAAATGAATATACAAGCAACGCCAAGCCCGCTACGGCGATGGCTATACCAACCCCAATCATAATAAAGGAGGCGCCCATAGCCAACAACCCAATGGCGGCGGCTGGAAGCGTTCCACTGTATACCAGAAGAGCCAACACTATCCCAAATGCAGTAAACGCTGCTGTGAGAGCCAAAAGTCCGATTACCGCGCCAACTATTTGTCCGGCGCTCAAATAAGAAAAGGAAAAGACAAACAGTGCCATGCCAACGGCGGCGGTGGCTATTCCAACCCCAACCATAAGTATCGCTGCTCCAAAGGCGAGCATCCCGCCGGCTGCAGAAGTGGCGGCTTTGCCCATAGTCTGCATAGCTTTAGCCGCCTTCGGCGCCAAATCATCAACGTCGTCTCCCGCTTTGACGGCAGCGCCGCTGAAGAGCGCCGTTGCAGCAGCAGCAGCGGGCATGGCGACCGACGTGGCAGTTAATGCAGCCCAGAGGGCTCCACCGACGACAAATGCCAAGGCGCCGAGGGCGATTACTATTGCGCCGAGAGGGGCTAGCCAGCCATCCGTATAGGCGTTCAGATCCTGGATCCACTGTGCCATGGATTTAAGAGCGTCGATGACTGGTGTAAAACTCAGCGCGAACATTCTCATTAGTTCTATGCCCTCTTCCTTAAGTGTGTTAAATTCTTTAGATTGTTCAGCCAAGGCTGCTAGCTCTTCTTGGCTTTGTGCCATGGCTGGGACAGTTTCGTCAAAACCATCTCTCATCACTAGCGCTAATTCCGAGACATCTTTTAACCCCATCGCTTCAGTTAACGCAATTCTTTCATAATAAGCCATGTCGTCGAAGCTGGATCCAGCCTCGTTCAGCGCTCCGCTTAAAAGCCTCATCCTCTCGGTTGGATCTGTAGCCTCTACCATTTGCATAGAACTCAAGAATGGTCCGCCAAGAATTGCATTAAGTTGCCCAACTGATTTTGCGGCGCCTTCGAATGTATCAAATTTCTCGGTGATGCTTAGCAGTTGATCGACTCCCATTCCGGCATGCTTGGCGTTAACCGCTAATTTCTTAAATACTTCTGTGCCCTCCGCTCCAAATTTTGCCATCTGCGGCTGGGCAGAAGCAAAGTCCTCAGCCATCTTCGTCGGAGCCATTCCCACTTCCTGGGCTAAAGCGAACATCTCCCGTTGAGAAACAGCGGCTTCGTGTGCTGTCATTCCCATGGCTGCGGTTAAAAAATGCATGTTTCCGGCTGTTGTACCAGCAGCAACGCCCATATGTTCCAGAACAGCAGCCGTCTGAGCAAGTTCAACCTGGTCGGTCTTCGCCATATTATTGAGTTGACCCATTTCTGCTTGGAGGGCGCCATATGCGGCGCCGGCGTCCTCGACTGAGACGCCGTGGTGGAACATATCTTGATTCAACTCAAGCATTTGATCACCGTACATTCGCATTGCACCGGTGTTTATATTGAAAGCTACAGATGCTGCCTCTTGTTCAAACGTTAAGGCAATGCTGGCGTCAATCACCTTCGATATTGAAGCCATGGCAATATTAGAAGCCGTAAACGTACGTTGGAATGAATCCGCTAGACCGTCGGTACCGCCCTTAAAGAGTTTAAGAACTTTGGAGTTCTTTACAAGAGAATCGCTTATCCCCATGGTAGCGCCAAAAATATCGTCCCATGCTTTGGCGGCTTCGTTAACATTCGCATGTTTAGCCGCCAGAGCCATATTATCAGCGATATCGCCGGTGAGCTTAACTCGCTCAACCTCTATTTGCTGAATAATCGCTTGCTGCTTGCGGATATCCGTCGTCGCGGCGAGTTCTTCTTGAAGGTTAGCGATCTTCTCAGCGCCGGAAATTTCCGAGGAAAGCGCTGCTGCTAGACCTTCTGCTGTACCGTCTCCACTTGGCATTTAAAAATCTCCCTTTATTTAAATGGCCACTTTAAGCCGGTAGTTTTCTCAAATCCCTTTATCGCTCTGTCAAGTGACGATTTAGATTTGAATGTTTTAGAATCGTCTAGCCCGCTCTTTTTCATGGCGTCGAGATATGATTTCTCTTTTCCAATAGTTTTTGCAAATGCCTCGACGTCCTTTCTCTTACCCTTAATATTGTAATATGCCCCAGGCTTCCAGTCTCCGAGATGGCTTCCTGGCAGACCCTGTGTTAGATACCCCATAAGGAGTTTAATTGTGCTAGCGAACATCATAGTAAAACTCTCATCCATCTTATTCTTTTTCAGTTCGTCTAGATCAATTTGGATGTTTACAATTTTATCTTCGTTTAAAATATTCAAAGCGTGTGCTCCCTTTGTATTAAATAGTTTCAAATTAAAATAAAAGCCGAAAACTCAACATTGAGCCTCGGCTTTATCTTTTATTCGAGGATTTTTCCATATCCTCTTTTTCTCTTTCAAATTGTTTCACAAGCCTATTCAGAAACCATCTTCGAATTTGAATTGGTAAACTATAAGCTTCAAAAAACGACCAAGCTCCGTGATATTTTAATAAGAAGAGTTCTTCGTAGACGTTTTCAATGTATTCATTGCTTAGGCCAAAAGAATTCCGCATTAAGCGGAACCTCCATTTCATCTTCTAATGAACATGAGGAGCACTCAAATTTCTGCCTCAAACTGACATTAGGCACAGCTTTCGAATATGTATGCCTAATGTATTGAGAATCTCTCGCTGGAAGATGATTTACCAGAGATTCTATTGTTGTCGAATCGGTTCTGCCACTGACAGAAACGATAACGGTTTTTAGCATATCCGTCAATGACGAATCTACTTTATCTTTGCCTTTTTTACTGATAGCTAGTCTTGTAAGATAGCTTTCTGATTTTCCTGTGAGCATCCGAAGTTCAACATCGACTTTTAGCACAGGGAGAGACAGCATTAAAGTGCCGTTCTCAGTTACTTTTATGTCCGCGTCTTCTGCGAGTGCGCCTTCTGACAGAGTTTGTTCACTCAGGTCAAAAGAAAATTTAGTGACTGACATACAGTTGGGACACGTAATCTGAGTTGTATAATCCTCACCGTATCCCGTTATCCTCGCTGCAATAAGAATTGCATTTCGATCTCCGACATAAAGGTCATTGACGTCGATATTGCGATTCTTGATGACACTCTGTAAAAACCTATCAATTGCAACGCCCTTTTTAAGAAGAGCCTTTGAAGCTAAGATATCCTCTTCTTTGGCGGTCATGTGTTTAATTTCGACCTGCTCTTTATTATGAAGGGGATGATCGGGTGGATAGAATACTCCCCGAGTTGGTAGATCTACAAACCCAGAAGGGGTTTCGAAGATAAGAGGACCATCCGATCCTCCGAGGGTTGGAGACCCGGCGGGATTACCGCCTGTAGGGCTGCTCCGTTGACCTAAACGGTCCTTATTTCTAGACAATAGTTACCTCTCTATTTGTGTATTGTATTGTTATTTCAATCAAGGGTTCCAGGCTTAAAGAAAGCTTTTCCGTCGGCATCAGCGCCGCTTGGAGTTTTAAGACCGGTGTGCGATGCATTGTCAGTCTCAAGCACAGCCCAGTCATATCGAATCGTCATTTGAATCTCGGTCAATTCATCTGAAGTATAGTCTAGATCACCATAAGTGACTTTTGATACCCATGCATTCCACAGCGTCCATTTTTCCATAGTATTACCTACAGCATCAATTTGTTCGATAATGACGCCATTAAGAGCCTGAACAGCGGCTTGTTTGGATATAGTAGTTGTGTCATTAACATCCTTTGGAGGAGTATATCCAGCAGATCGCAAGATTGCAGCAGTATTAGCTGCAGCATCAGGAGAAACAGGATCAACTAGAGTTACGTCTACCGTCGACCATTCAGTACTCCCTGGGTAGTAAAACGTATGATTAAGAAACTTATGAGAAGCTTCTTTTACCTCGATTGAAGGTTTCGTAACCTTCTTTGCATACCAAGTTGCGCCATTTTCCATGGATCCCAGTTGAACCAGGAACCTAAACGCTCTTTTCGGATCTTTATTTGTTGCGTCTGTCCAGAATGCCATTGTTTTAAAAACTCCTTTTGCTTATTAGCCTTATATCTTTAATTAGTAACCACAATTGTTTTAGTCATCAAAAGATGCACCGGATCTCGTAATTACGAAGTCCACCGCGATGAATTCGATCGACCGTGCAGGCTTGAGGAAAACCTTAGCATACATGATATTTTGATCAACCAGGTCTGGTGTTGTAGTCGTCTCGTCCAAAATGACTCTGAATTCGGTAAGTCCAAGGTCCGCTTGGATGGAACTCAAGAACGGGTTAACCTGATTTAAGAATCTATTCCAAGTTACTGAAACATTCTGATCGAACAATAGTCCGGAAGAAATTCTAGAAACCTCTTTTTTGATATAAATCATTAGTCGTCTGACATTGATTCTATCTAGGGCTGATGGAGTTATCTGAAGAGTCTTTTGTCCGAAGACCACGATCCCCTCTGACGGGAATGAAGCGATCGGATTGATATTTGCTTCATAGAGGACGTCTCTTTCTTTAGAAGTCAGTTTATAAGTTAAACCAGTGACCGGAATTCCGGCAGAGCCCTCAGTGAGACCACCGCGATTAAAACCAGCAGGGGCAAACCAAAGTTTTGAAGCTGCTTCTGAACCTGCCATCACGCCAAGCGCGATTACGGAAGGGGGCGCCCAAAGGAGCCGCGAGTTAATCGTGTCTCTGATCTGAACCCATGGGTAATAGGTGCATGCATAAGAGGAATTAAGCCCTCTTGTTCTAAGAGTCGAGACAGTCGTGCTCGGTACCGTGATCCGGTCTTTGAACGAATTCGTATTCTCCGTGAATGGAGTATAAACATCGCTCAGGTCGATAACGGCTAAAGCGTCTGCTCTATCTTCGCAGACATCAACCATTTGTTGAGTCAGCTTGGTATTTGTTATTCCTGGAACCGCGAGCATGTTGAATTCAACCGCTTCGGGATCAGATACAGAATTCAATGCTTGCTGAATCGTGTTAATCGCATAGTTATTAAATTCGCTTGCGCCGGTGTCATCCATTGCACTGTTTCTAAATGGTTCAATTTCTTTGATGTTCAAGCCATCGAAGCCTCCATATAATGGAGAAGTGATGTTATCGTAGCCGGCATTAAGGATGCTCTCGTAAGTTCCTCCGACTGCCGTCGCCGAAGCTCCGGACGCTCGTGAGCCAGCGAGCCAATTGGCGTTATTACTACCAGTTATAACATCGTCTAAGGAAACTCTCCAAGCTGGGGTTAGCGTTCCAGCGAGTCCGGTAGGAAAGGCTCTCAGCAAGTCAGCCCAGCCTCTGTCATAAGAAATATTTCCATTTGAAATTCTTGTGGCACTTTGTGCTCCAAAATAAGCGTCTTTCGTATTTGTCAAAGCGCCGTCTGAAGCCGAGATACGAGTGGTAACCTGTGGCCACTGGATCGAAGCGGTGTGGGTTGTATACCCACCTCCGTCGTAACCCATCGTAGTGCTAGACATTGTATTTGCACCAAGAGAAGAGGATACAACCATCGACGTCTTTGAATCAGCTACCGTCACATCCGTCCCGCCCTGAGTCATTGTTACAGTTGCTGGAATCTGGGGTCCGATAACGCCGAATGGCAAGAATACTGGGTTTGTTTGTCCGTTATCGACATCTTCAGAGATGCTGACGCGGATATATTTCGAGTTATTATTATACTGCCCATATTCTCTTAATCTTTGTTGGTTTTCATCGTATTCAATATATTTGTCACCGATGACCAGTCCAATGTATTTTTCAGATGCAGGGTTCAAGCTCAGATTGGTAAATCTTTCAATCCACCTGACAACGTTGTCGGAATCAGTGGCTCGTCGGATGACAAGATCAAAACTTCCGTATTGATTATCGAGACTAGTACTTGCTTTGATATTCTCAATTGACACTTTTAAGGTCGCCTGTGCGTTTTCACCAGCGTCTCGTGCAATGATCTGGAACAGGTTGGTCATATCGGTAGCAAGGTATGAACCCGAGTCAGTGGTCACGTCTTGAGAGAAGAACCACCCAGTTTGAGCAGCGGCATAGTCCTCTCTCATATCTGATCGGAGTGTGGTACCAGGTTTATCGCCCAGAGCGACTAGCATTCCTTGTAGGCTGCTATCTAAGCTAAGATTTCCGGCATCTACTTGCTTTAAAATATTGTCTTCAAAACTTTCACCGAGCCAATAATATTGCTCTCCATTTTTAAGACTAGTGGTCGTGACAACAGCCGAGTTAACTAGCTGAGGGTTTGTATTGAAAACCTCTCTGATAAATTTTCTAGAACTGTTATTAAAGTTAAATGATGTCTTGTGGACGATTGTCTCTGAATCTTCAGATTTAATCTGTACAACAAATTCGCCGTTTGTATCAGCGGCAAAGAGACCATAAGTTCCTGTTGCAAGGGTACTGGTACCGGCTTGAGTACCGGATAGTTCAATCTGTCCATCTTCCATATACCAGATCGCTGCGACATATGCATTCTGTGCAGTTGCAATTGGCGCAGTGCCACTGTTAAGAAGAACAAGGGCGTAAGCGCCGCCGTCTTCTCCGGTGATATCGCCAGCTAATGACCATCCTGCGGCACCTTTAAGTGCTGGACTAGTCGATCCATCAGTGTTCTCTGGATTTCCTTTTCCGAGCAATCGGACCATGGTAACTGGTCCAACACCTGCTCGAAGATATGCCTGAGCGGCGAACACTCCGTAAGTTGGTCCTTGTTTATTTCCTTCTCTCCAAACATCTCCGCCAGCGCCACCGGCGACTGGGCTTCCAAATGTTTCCACAAATTCAGAAAACGACTGTACAGTTACGGGTTTCAGCGCGGGACCAAATTGGGTGCGCCCGATAACGAGTGGTCCTACTACGGGTTGTACAGACGGTACCTGCGAGTTATCGACTTCGCTTAAAAAAACGCCCGGTGACACAAACTTAAATTTCTTAACTGACATTTAAAAGTTTCTCCTCAAGATCTAAATTATCATTACATTTCACTTTATAAATAGTTCAATGAAAATCCAACAGCAATATTTATTTTATGCTATTTATTCTTTCTTAATAATTTGCCAGGCTTTCCACCGCCCTCCTCTGGCAATAGCACCTGGTATTGATCCATCTCCTCCTCTGCAACGTTAAATAGCCTTTTTATCCTTTTGCTTTCTTTTTCCAAATCGTCATCCAATTCTACTAAGCGCCTTTCCAGAATTATCTCTCTTATCTTGTGAGAGAAGAGGTTTTCTTTAATCTGGGATAGAACGTTGTTTCTCTCTCTCGCGATCTGGGAGAGTGTCGAAATTTCCTGATGGTGGACGTCAGCCTCGTCGGGAGGTGGCTCAGGCTGTGGTTCGGGTATGGGCTCTGGTATGGGCTCTGGTATGGGCTCCGGGGGTCTTGGCAGTTCCTTCTTTTTTGAAAATATAGATAATAGTTCTTTCCAAGACATTTGTGTTTTCCTTCTAGCTTATACTATAAATAGTATGAAAAAAAACGCCTCCTCACTTTTTATGAGGAGGCGCGATATTAAAGCATCAATGTGCTCTTATATCAAATAAGATTAGATAACAGGTACTGCACTGGTGGTTACGGAAACCGCCTTGCGCATACGAGCCTCGATACGAACTCCAACAGGAACCGTTACGAGTGCTTTGAATTTATGTTCACCTGAATCTATCACAATACTATAGTCCTCACCAGAGGTCTGTAGAATTCCGTTGTAGTAGAGATCAACTAATTCATACTGTTCACTAAACCCGAATGCAGTCAAATCATTAACGGCCAGTTCTGTTGAAACAACCATACTGAAGCTTCTCCAACGAGCCTCCAACGCACCCAAATCTGTTATCGCAGTTGCGACTCTAGATATAAGGTATCCATGCATGACTTCTCGCTCATCACGAGCAGAGCCCGAAAGCACAGTGTCAGCATCGCCAAAGGCAGTGGTGACAACACCGTCAGCAGCAATGTAATTGTTGGTGACAACACCGTCAGCAGTAATAAACTCCGTACGAATCAGGGCACGATCAGCACTACCTGTTGTAATTGATGAGATAATGTTTGTATCAGCCAACTCGTAAGCAGCTACAACTTCAATCATGGTATCAAGATCTATATCAGCAGAAGCAATAATTGCATCGGCAGTAGCTTGAGCAGCAGCAGCAGCAGCCATAACTACGACATCCGCAGCAATAAACTCCGAACGAATCAGATTACGATCAGCCAAAGCAGAGCCCGAAAGCACACCGTCAGCAGCGATGAACGCAGTGGTGACAGCAGTGTCAGCAGCAGCAAACTCCGAACGAATCAGATTACGATC